ATCTTTTCCATAACCAAGTACTCTAGCTGCAATAAAGAGTGCATTTTTATCAATAACCAATAAATCATTGTAATTAAACTTATCTACAATTAATGCTTGTAATAGTTTATCAATTACCACCCCTTGTTTAATTAGATTTTGAGATGTGAGTATATCCTCTTCTTTGGCGGTCATATACTTCATTTCAATCTTACCTGATGCAAGTGGATGTCCTTCTGGATAAAATATACCCTTACTTGGTAGTTCAATTACTTCTGTTGGTACGTCTGGTGCTGATTCTTTTGCTACATTCTGGTAATTTCCAGTAATCATAGCCTTTAATTGTTCATCTGAAACTTCTGTTACTTTTGACATAGTGTATAACTTTATTATAAATATAGAGAAAAAAGAAAACCAGCTCTTTCGAGACTGGCTTTCTTCAGGTGTAATTTACTATTAGTATTCTAGTACTGCATAATCGATTGCTAATGTAAGCTGGAGTTCGATTTGAGTTTCTGTTGCCCAATCCATATCACCAAAGTTTGATGTTTTAATGAATGCACCCCAGAGTTTCCATCTTTCAACTTCATCACCTACCGGACCGAGTACGTCGATTGTTAAGTTACGCTTATAAAATTGTGCGTATCCATCACGTCCGGTTGTTGATTCGTGAGCTGTACGTACCCACTCCATCACCTTCTGTGCACCTGATGGTACAATTGGATCATAGAGTGTCATCGTAATATCTCCCCACTTACAAATACCTTTGAATTTTTGTTGTACGTTGATGTGGTTCAATACCACTTCACCACACTCCATTTGAGGTCTATTTACTTTCTTAACTATGAATGCTGGAATACCACCTACATCACGTAGGATGAACCTATTTTGAACTTTAGGTTCAAACGGTGTGAACATTGAGTCTGTTTGTGGAATTAGTGTTGCCATGTGCTATGTTTCTTATATATATTAAGCGTTATCAAAAGTTGCTCCAGTAGGTAGGATATTGAAATCGATTACAATAAATTCAGCTGTTTTTGCAGGCTGGATGTATATCTGGCCGTATAGAATGTTACGATCGATTACATCTGGTGTATTGTTTGTTTCATCCATTACAATTCTGAAAGCATATAGACCTTGTCTTTGCTGTACAGTTGTTAAGTATGGTTCAACTATGTTGATAAAGCGTTGACGAGTTTGAGTTGTATTATTTTCGAATACTAAGTAGCGAGTTGAACTTGCGATGAATTTCTTCAATGCTATTAACAATCTACGGACGTTGATTCTGTCAAGTGCAGATGGTTTAGTTTGCATTGTTTTCTGACCCCATACGCAGATCCCTTGTGCTGGGAAGGTTGCGATTGGATTGATTCTATTCTCATATAAGTTATCTCTCTGTGTAAAGCTCAACTTAGTTTCGATATCAATTGCTGATGAAATTCCACCTCTATTCAAACCCGCAGGTGCAAACCATTCGAATGCTACGTTATCGTTATAAGCAAGTACTCCTGGAATTACCACTGAAGGTGGTACCCATACTGGTTTATTTCTATCAGTATCGAGGATTTTAACCCAAGGCCAGTAGGTTGCTACATAATTACTATCAATTCCTGAGTTAGCTACTGCAGCTACTGCTGAACCTAGACTTGAACCTTGAACTACTGGATCTGCAAGTACGAATGTGTCTCCACGATCTTCGGCTACTTCAATTGCTTTGTTTACAATAACTGGGTGGTCTGCTATTGTTGCACCTGGAGTTACCATTAGATTGATATCGTATTGGTCACCGTTTCCAAGTACATTAAGTGCTTTTACATAAGCGTCTGCACCAGGTCTTCCCTGTGCTGAGCAGTCAAATCCGAATAAGTTTGAACCTACGATATTCTTACCAACTTTCTTTGGAATTGCTGGATCCATGCCATCAAATCCATCTTGGAAAGGTACTGAGAATTTGAGTATGTACTGTACATCCAATCCTTTGAATGTTGAAGTTGATATACTTGATCCACCAGTAAATGTTGAATTAGAATCCACTTTAGATGCACTTGGATGTACTGTACAATTATCTAAGTTGAAGTATGAATTTGCAATTACGGTAGATCCGGATGGTAGTGGTTTTAAATAATTTGCATTATCATCAGCTCCGAAATTCCAACCATAATACACTTTTCTATTGTATAGGTTGTTGATTACTGTATTTGATGTTACGTAAGATGCTGTTGGTAGGTTATAAAGACCTGCGAAAGGTTGTGATAATCCCTCAAATCCGAATGGTTTTAGTGTTGATGAAATACCTCCATCACTAACTGTTTCTGGAATATCTACGTAGACATATTTAGATACATTATCGTAATCACCTTTCTGGGTTAATTCGCCTGATGTAGCGTCAACTTCATAGTACTTAGTACCAATTTTTCTACCAATATAATTAGCAGAGTTTGGATCTAATGAGCAATTTGAGTATGATTCAAGTACAACCGGTCTTTGGTCCGTATCATTATAGTCACGAATTACTACAGTAAACAAGCCATAATCACTAGCTGGATCATCACCAGGTAGAATATTATTTACGATGCTAATTTTATAAGCAGTGTTAGTATCTGTACCATCACCAGTTGATACAAAGCGGAATAACTGTACTGGATCTTGTCCTGCGATTGTCTGAGATGTGATGTAAGGTGTTTTAGCTGGTCTGTAGGTTCCCCAAGCATTTCCAGACGATCCTGATAATACTAATACAGCTGAAGTATCTGACCATGAAGCGGATTGGAATGATATAGATCCTGATACACCAGTGGTTGAAGATAAGAAATCTTTAAAGTAAACGTACAGATAAGCATTCTTGGTTGATTTAACCGATGTCGTGAATACCTTATCCAGCGATATATTACTAGTATATAGAGTTGATCCCGATAATGATTGTGCAGTTACACCACTACCAGTTATAGTTAATCCAAATGAACCGGAAGCACTTATGGAACCCGCAGTAAGACCTGTGAATACCGATCTTGATAAGTCAAATTGATCGCTAGATCCATTTTTTGCGCTTGGTACAAGAACTCCAATGGTTTTAAATCCTAAGGATGAAGAGTGTATGATTTCAATGGCTCCTGTTCGGTAACCTTTGATTTGCAAAACTCTTACGATAGTAACGCTTGCTGCATTACGCAAGTAAGCTCTTACCGTATATGGTACATAAGTCTCTTCACTAAGCCCACCAAATCTAGCGGCAAAGTCGTCAAAGCTGTTTACAACAGTAGGTACAAAAGCAGGACCTTTAGAAGTTGGTCCTATAATTGCTGCTCCTATGTTTGCAATACCAGCTGGTAGAAATGATAGGTCTTTCTCATTCGTAAAGACCCCCGGTGATACTAATCTTTCAGCCATGTTGTGTATATTTTATTTTGATAATAAATATCACAACGTCTAACCAAACCGTTAATTTTTTGCTTCATTAGGTGTAAATAAACCAGATTCTAGATCTAGTGAACCTACCCCATACTTATCACTTAGTGATTTAGCAAAGTCCTTTTCTTCTTGATTAACGTTGAATATTTGTTCGTTTAGTTGTGATTCTTGATCAGCTAGTGTTTGTAGATAGTCTTCTGCGCTTTTCTTAGCCAATCTTAGTTGCACTGATTGAATGCCTAAAACTTGATACTTGTCTTGAAGTTCCTTAATTTTTTGGATTTCTTCGTCTGTGAATTTTTGTTGTTCCATAACTTGATTGTTTATTATAAATAGTATCGTTTTCTATATAACAAATGTATATCCTATTGTTCCCGGTCTTGATCCAGTAGCCCAGTTAACTGTATTTGTTAATGCCGCTCCAAAACTCCATATTGTTTGACCTTGAGATGAATCTATACGAGTACCGTTTGTATATATAAGCTGTTGTTGTGCACCATAGTCTAATGTCCATAGTGATCTTGTAGTTGCATTATCTGAGGTCATTGTGATTCTGGATGCTGCAGTTCCAGCCGGCAAACTTGCATTAGTTGTAGTTCTATAGCTAGCTCCACTTCCACTATTTCCTAATGTAATTGTTCTACCTGCTGTTGTACAGATTAAATTTGCACAAGTCCAGCCTGCTGAGCCAGTGAATGCTGTATTCCCTGTTGATCCTAGAGTTAGATTATTTTGAATAGTGTTTAGTGTATTTTGT